GCCAGCACTTTCGATCGTATCTGCTCTACCGCCGAAAAGTCACAAACGGCGTCAGCTGCTGCTGCGCTGGTTATGTCGATCTCTTCGCTTGCATCGACCACTCTGACGGCATCTGCCGCCATTGCGCTCTGGATCGTTACAGACGCCGCCGCCAGCGTTGCGATATAGGCCGTCGCCGTCGCATCGCTGGTCGAGGTCGCCGCCGCATCAACTTCTGACACACGCTGCGCCGTCGCATCCATATCGGACAGGACAACGCAGGACGCCTCAGAAGCCGCGATCCGCTGTGCTGCCGCCGTCGCGTTAGACGTGATGACGATCGAACACGTCGGGAGCTGCGTATTTGCTGCCGCTGCCCCGCTCGACGTCGTGACAGCAGCCTGAAACGTGCCTTGAATGACGCGCTGACCGTCAGCCGTCGCGTTACTTGTTGACGCGCCAGAGGCGATCGTCGCGTATGTAACTCCGGCAGACGCAGTCGCGTTAGAGGCGACAGAAGACGCAGCAGCGGCTTGGACTACATAGCCAGAGCCATATAGTCCTTCGCCATAATCTGCTACGCCGTAATCAGACATCTATCAGTCCAGAGTGATCGTCAGCGTGCCTGCGTTGAAGCGCAACACGTCGCCGCTCTGGATTGTCTTCGATGCCGTGAGATCGGCATATGCAATCAGGTTCCCGCTGGTCGAAGCATCGAAGATGCCGGCAGCGACGATCGTTCCCCATGTGCCAGTTGCCGTCGGGAACTCGATCGCCACGCTGTTTTCAGCTGTCGTCGGAGCCGTGCCAGAAACCGTGAACGTCGCGGACTGACGAGCGTATGCGTTGCCGGAAACTTCAGTCCCGCCGCCGCCTTCCCCCGGCGCAACCGTGTAAAGGCCGACATACCAAGAAGTCGGGCGCGTTGCAGAGGCCGTTGTGAAGAGCCAATCAAGGACGAGGTCTTCTGCGTAATTACTAAGGCCAGCCATCAGTAGACCCTCCTAGCTCGGGCGATAAGCGGCGAACCGCTGTGTGTGGACTTCATGCTCTCTTCGTTTAGAGCTTCGATCCGAGAGTTGTAAATAGCAGCGAAGACAGGCATGCGCTGATCGTCCATGAGGAACGGCTGCGCGTGCATCAGAGCGCCGTAGAGATAAACGTCAGGCGCTTTCGTCAGAAGCCAGTTCGTCGATACAACTTCCGACAGCGGGGTGATCTTGCCGTAGTAGACCATCTCGATGTCGATGTCTGCGCCGGGAGGCGGGATCAGCTCGATCGCGCCGTTCATCAGCGAGTACGCTGCGACGTTCGTGAAGAACTGTTGCTTGTTGATGTAGTCTGCCTCGTCGAGCGTGACGAAGCGAAGCGGCTGCGCTCCATCGACGATGTGAAGATTGATCGCCTCAAGCCAATCAGCTGGCAGCTGCACATATTCGTTGCTGCTTTGCGCTTCGGCACGAACGATCATTTCGCGCGTGCGAAGGCGCGTGTTCATGTCTGCTTCGGCAAACTGAATGAACGTCGGGATTTGAGCCGTGAGATCAGCACGGTTCAGATAGTCCGCGATCGTCGATTGCAGCGTCGTGTAGTTCGTGATCGTCGCCATCAGCTTGCCATCCAGTGCGTGCGATACGGCTGCGCCTCGTCAGACTTCAGCCAGCGGCGCATCGCCATCTTGTCGCCAATGATGTTGCGCTGAAGGAGATCGAGATAGACGTGCATCGGCAGACTTGCGACCTTGACCATGTCGCCTGTCTTCGTCGTGCGTGAAACTTCGTTACGTTCCGCCTTAGCCTGCTCGACGATCTCATCCACTTGGTAGATGTTTTCGATGTGCATCTTGCCGTCAGGCGTGACGTGCATCTTCGTCATTGAGCCGGTGAACGCATCACCGCCAAGATCAAACGAGCCGGGGGCAAACTCTTCTGCCATTAATCCTCTCCGTGAAAGAAGGGGCGGGTTTCCCCGCCCCTCTATTCATCAAGCCGAAGTCGTGAGGTTGGCGATGATCGCGTGAGCCTTTTCGTTCTTCACGCGGAGGCCGTACTCGACAACGAGTTCCTTCTTCACCGCATCGCCCGTCGGAGCGATGTCGATGACGCGGAACGGACGGAGGTAGGACACCGAAGCATATTCGGGGTCGAGGACGAACGCGAAGTTCTCAGGCTGGAAGCGGTTCGGAACGATTGCAAGTTCACCGAAGTCACCGAGGTAGACGTCAGCGGTCGCAATGATCTTGAGCGGCTTCACTTGGTTGTAGGTGACGCGCTGTTCAGCAAGACCAGCGAACGCCGAAGCGACGGTCTTATTGTACGGGCCGACCATGAGGATCGACGGATTGCCGCCTTCCGACCAAGCCTGCTGCTGCGCTGTCTTGAGCATCGCTTCAGTGAACGCAACGTCTGTTGCGGTCGAGAGGCTCGTCCAACCAGCGTTCGGGTAGCCGTTGCCACCAGCGCCAGACATCGTCGGAGCGACGGCGCTGTTCGCCTGAATGTTCGTCTGCAACCAAGCCGGGAGACCGGCAGTGTTGCGGGCGGTCGAGTTGTTGCCTGCGACAGCCGCTTGGTTGCGCAACAGGATAAATTCCATATCCCGTTTTAGCTCTTTCGCTTTTTTGGCCTGTTGGTAGGCCATGACGGTACGCATGCCGGCAGTGTTGACGGCGTCAGAGGTGTTCGACACCGAGACGACCTTCGTGCTGATCTGGCAGTAGTTGGCAACGCGCAAAGTTGCGTCAAAGTCGGCATCGCCGGCATTTGCGCCTTCGATCGCAGCATTTACGCCGGCTGCGGCTAATTCGTCTGTCTGCCACTCAAAATAAGTGTTCGAGGCAGTGTCACGACCGACGTTCGACATGAACGGCGTATCGACGGGCGAGATGTCGTAGATGATGTTCGCAAGGTCTTCGCGGATCGCGTTGCTTGCATCGTAGGTGGTTACTTTAGAAACGGAAGCCATCGGCTTACCTCCTGTCTAGAAGTCCGAAAAAGGCAGCTGCGTCGTCGACGCTGCCGGTTTTAGCGAGACGTTGTTTCATCCGCGTGATCTCGGTCGTCTTGCGCGGCGATGATGCCGCTGTTCCCGCTTTCATCGGCTTAGGCCCTTCCTGCTTTTGAGGTTTGGGGCGGTTAGCCATCAGCTCGTCATATTTACGAGCCTTGTCGAGAACTAACAGGGCGCGTGGGTCGTATGCTTGCGCGAGTTCTTCGTCCGTATAGCCGACCTTGCGGCCATAGTCCTTTAGCTTGCTACGCGCGTCGTCCCACTTCTTCGCATCACGCCACTCTGGATTTTTCTCGACGAGCCACTTCTGACCCTCTTCGACAATCTTCCGAAGTTGCGCTTGCTCTTCCTGCTGACGTTGGTAGCTGAGACGTTCCTGTTCGGCTCTCGTCGCAACAAGGCGCTCCTGATAGTCGCGCCATTGGTCCCTAATCAGCGGATAATTCAAAGGGTCTTCACGATGCAGTTTTTCCCAGTCTGGCTCTTGCGGCATCATGCTTTCAAGCTGCTGCCGTAGTGCCGGGATTAACTGCGCGTAAGTCTCCTCTAGAGCTTTCGCCTGTTGACGTACCGCTTCAACTTCCTGCTTCTCCTCGCGGATCGCATTCATGTTGCGCGAATAATCGGACTGCCGTTGATAACCTTCACGCGCTTCTTTCAGAGTGACTTGCTGCATCTTGCCGTCAATCTTGACGGTTATGAGCGTATCATCCGAAGGCTCGCCCTCAGAACTATCTTCGTCGTCCTCTGCGGTTTCCGTCGCATCTTCTTCTGACGACGCATCGACCTCGTCGGTCTCTGCGGCCTCTCCGTCATAAGAAGGCGTCTCTTCGACATCTTCCGCAGACGCCTCGACCTCTTCGGTCTCGGCAGGGGCAGGCTGACTTTTGGCGGGTTTGGGTTCGGCTTCGCCTCCCAATAATGCCGCCATCCGATCTGCTGCTTCTGCAATGCCGATTTCGCTAGGCTGCGACTGCTCGGCTGTGTTCATGTATTTACTCCCTTATCGGTCGCCCTTCAAGCGACGGTTGAATGCGGTCACGTCTGGCTCACTCGCCAACGCCGCCAGCTCATCCCGAAAAGCGCGAATGGCGCGGACAAGTTGAAAACTTGCTTCCCGTGCATCCCATCCACTTTCGGGGTCAGAGTTCGACCATTCGTTAATCTGCCGTTGCTCGATCCGTCTGATGATCTCAGCAACTGCCTTGCTCTGCGCGAGGTATTTCGCCTCGCGCCAGATGTCTTCCTGTTCAAACGACATGGCCCCTCCTGAACCTCCAGATCGCCGGCTTCACGTCTCCGAAGTAGTAACGGAAGCCGTCTCCAAGCGCGTTTTCGCCATACCAGCCGGCATCTGCCGGCTCGATATAGAGATCGAGCTGCAATCCGGCCATCTCGGCGTAGCTTTCCACCACGTCACGCCCATCGACGCGATACGCAAGCTCTAACAGACGCTCGTTGTCGCCATCGATGCGGACCATGTCGTAGATAAATACGATGCCGCCCGGTTTTACGAGCCGCGCCATCTCCCTGAACGCCTTAAACCGATCGACATGGCCGATCGAGAAGCAGCAGATCGCCGCATTGAACGCCTCGTCCGGTTCTGGCACGTCGAGCATGTCGCAGCAATGCCGCTTCATCTCTGGCGGCGACAACTCGAGCTGCAATGGGCTGATGTTGACGAGGCAGAACGAGACTTCCGGCTGGATGAGCGACCAAATCCGCGCCATTTCACCGACGCCGCTGCCCATATCGACGATGCGCGAGCCATCAGGCACGTCAGCCCACAAAGCCAGCCGGCGAACGTGCTGAAAGTCGTCTTCTGCGAACCTGTGAGCCTGAAAGACGAGGTGGCCCTTCTGGACCGCCTCGATCGTTTCGCGCTCGACAGTTTCTAGGTCGAACGTCATCACATCCCCATCGGCATCTGCATCGGTTCAGCCGGCTGCGGCGCAACTGCTTGCGCCTGTGCCGCACTGAACATGGCACGGATTTCCTCGCGCTGGCGGTCAATCTCGCCCTTAATCATCGCCATATCCACTTGAGCGCCATACTTTGCTTGTATCTCGATCGCCTTCAGCATGGCATCGACGACGAGCTTGTCGCGCTCAAGATCGGCCTGCGCCATCGCCTTCTGCCGATCAAGTTCCTGCTTCGCGGCTTGGATGATGATGTCGGCCTTGATTTTCTCGGCCTCGACCTCTGCCAGCATCGCAGCCGGGTCTTGCGGCTTGTTCTGGCTCATCTGCTCCATGAACGCGGCGACCTCTTCTGGATTGATCTCTTTCCAGAACTGCGCCGGGTCTTGGAAGCCGGCGAGCTGCGTCACTTCGGCCAGCGCATCGCGGAGCTGGACGAGGTCGACGAGCGGATTATACGGGCCATAGAGCTGAATGACCTCTTTCTGCTGCGCGATGATCTGCATCAGGAAGGCCATGCGCTGCTCGTCAGAACCACGGCCAAGCGCGATGTTGACCGTCATGTCCATCGTCGCGTCCCACGAACGCGGGTCGATCGGCACGAACTGGTTACGCAGGCGGATGATCTTCGGCTTGTCCTGATGCTGCACGACGAGCTTTAGAAGCCCTTGGAAGCACCGCTTCAGGCCGTCAGCGAATATGCGCGCGATCATCTCGACGCGCTCCTGCGACGATGTCAGCTGCGCCTGAACGGCAGCGTTCGTCGTCGATTGCAGCACATCGGCATCGAGGCCCTGCGAGGCGCGCGAGATGCCCGTGCGCTGCGTCTTGATCTCGTCGAGGTATGCCATCACGCCGAGAGCCTGCTGGCCCACGAAAGGCTCGGAGAGCGGCGCAACCATACCCGGCGCGCGAGCGCGGATAATTGCGCCCGTCTCGACGTTCATCACGTCGTCCAGATTGACCTGACCTTCGACGACGACTGTGCGGGGATGGATCGACTGCGCGAGGCTGTCGAGCGTGTTCCGCATGATCGACGACTTAATCAGCTGCAAGTCCATCGTCTGATCTGCGATCGACTGACCAAAGATCGTGTGCGGCGTCGGATCAGGGGAGAGGATCGAGAACGGCGCATGCTGAACGACTTCGTCGTGCAGGATGTAGGCACCATTGCCAACGGAGCAGACCTTGTGCAGCTCCGCGATGCCGTCGCCATCCTTGTCCACGCGGACATAGCTTTCGACATAGAACACGCGATCGGTGGTCTCGTCCGTCGCGTTCGTGATGCCGAAGAACGACTGATCTGCCGGGTTGCGGACAAGAACCTCGAGGTTCTCTTCAAAACCGCCCGTGCCGGCGTTCTGTTCAATGATGTCGCGGTCATAGCCCATCGCAACCAGCTCGGAGACAGTCGCAAGCTTGCGGCGACCGACATAGATCGCGTCGTCGATGTTCGTCGCTTCGCTGTCGATTAGGAACTGCTCGGGCGGGATGCACTCGACGACATAGCGAGGCGATCGCTTCACGCGCCTAACCTTGATGCTATAGAATGGCATCCCAATCGCGCTGTCGAACTCTTCGATCATTTCGTCGATCGTCACGCCCGGCTCGGCCTGAATGAGCATCATCTCTTCGGCCATCAAGCCCGAATAGCTGTAATACTCGACGCTCTCGTCATCGACCTTGTACCAAGTCAGAACGCCGGTCTTCAGGATCAGCGCGTCCTTCATGGCATCATGCAGGATGCGGAAGCCGGGGTTCTCCTGCATGAAGATGTAATTGATGAGGTCTGTCGCCTGCTCCGCCGCAGGCACATCTTCCTTCTGCTTCGGAATGAACTCGACGACCTTCTCAGGCCCCGTGAAGATGCGGAGCAGCGACGGCAGCATCGCAAGGATCGTGTCGCGCACTTCGGTCAGGACGACCTGCGAGACGCCGTCTTCCTCGTTGCCGAACTTGTCGCCAAGGTAGTACGCCATCGCCGCTTCGCGCTCGGGCGCGAGGTAGCTGTCGATGTAGCTCTGCGCGTTCTCGATCGCCTGACGCAATACGAAGGCGAACTCGTCGTCATCCATCGGGCCAGCGTCAGGGACAAGCAGCCCCGTG